CGAGTATGAACCAGCTAATCCTAAAGATGTGTTAAATCCCATTTTTTAGTTTTTTAAGTTGTTTTTATTTTTTTCTAATTTTATATTTCAACCTTGAACTATCTTCACCACCCAATACTTTAACTTTTATACCACCTGCGTCTACAACTGGTTTAATAGTTCTAGGGCTCATGTCAATGTTTTTTGACTTGATAGCAGTATTCTTTATAGCATCAGCTTTACCTTGCTCGTAAAAATGCGATACAATTTTATCGATGTTTCTACCTGCGTATAAAGCTTTGTGATAACCTGCAGCGTCTTTCATCATATCGTTTTCGTCGAGGAACTCCCTCACAAAGTTAGATATGTCGCTTTGGTAATCCTTAGTAGCAGCGGCATCTTTTACATTATACCTATATTTTTTGTCTCCAACTTTAAAATCAAAACCTTTGAAATTTTCGTTAAAAACATTATTGGTACTTTGCTCAAATTGCTTGTACTGCTTCTGCTGGACTTCACCGGCGGCAGATTGTTTTTGGTTGTACTCGTTATAAAAGTTAATAGCATCTTGCTGATCTTTAGACAACTTAGAACCCAACTTGACTTCTTTGTAGTATTCGTCTTTCATTCCATTAAGAAACTTCTTAGCTTTCGCAACTTCTTCTTTTAAAGCCAACTTCTTTTTTCTAATATCGCGCTGTTCATCTAAATCTTCGTCAAATGAAAAGTTATCTTCAATTAAAAAATCAATCTCGCTATTATCTAAGTGAGACTTGGTTGACTTGTAATATTCTTTTAATAATGTGTTATTATCTACATCAGAGTAATCAGCATTTAGCCTTACATACTCTTCAATAGTACCACCTGTATCTTCCATAAACTTTACCAAACTTTCAATGTTCTCTGGTAGTTTTACTTCTGGCTGAGGTGTAATTTTTTCTTTAGCAACTTCTTGAGTTACTTCAGTAGCGGGTTGTTCTGGTTTGTCAGTTACTTCTTGTAAGACTTTTTCGCTGACTTTTTCTTCGCCGCTTTCTTCTTGCTTGATTTCTTCACCGATTTCTTCTTGCTGTGTCCGTACATTTTCTTCTTCGTTTTTATTTTGAAACTTTTTTAGTTTTCCTAGGTCTAATTTAATAGTACCATCTTCTTTAACTTCTTTATATGAAGTATCTTCTTGAGGTGTTTCTTCTACAGCTTTAGTTTCTTGAACTGCTTCTTCTACTACCTCTTTTATAGGTTGTGTTTGTTCTGACATGATAAAATATTATATAATTGTTTGTTTATTTTCAACGCGGCTCGAACTGTTCAAATCCAAATCCACCTAAACTATCTTGTCCTGAGGACTCAAAGCTTTTTGGCGGTGCGTTGTTTTTTCTTTGATCTATAAGCTCACTCTGTTGTGATGCTTGTATTTTAGTTCTTTCGTCTTTACGATCTTCTTTGAACTTATCTTTTTCTCTTACAACAGCAAGTTGTGCTTCTTGTAATTGTTTATTAATTTCAAACTCGTATTGCATTAGCTCTTTTTTAATTTGAGCTTCTCTTTCCATTTTAGCTATTTCAAGCTGCGACTTCATTTGCTCTAATTGAGCCTTTGATTCTGTAAGCGCTTGTTGCTTTTGCATATCTGCTTGTGCAGCAGCTTGTGCAGCTTGAGCGTTTGCTTGACTTTGAGCTTGAATGTTTTGTTGTTGTTGCTGTTGATCTTGATCTTGTTTCTTTTTTCTACGAACTTTAAGTAACTGATTAGCTAGCTTAATATTACGTACTTCTCTAATGTCAATAGCATCTTCTAAATATACTTGACCAGACTGTAAAGCTACTTGAATATTATTTTCTAGTTTAGCTTTTTCTTCTTCATCTGGTGCAAGCTCTAGAAATATACCAAAATCATGCAAGTGTAAGTTAGCCATTTCTTCTAATGTAGAAACGTTAAACTTACCTAGCGTCTTAATAAATGATTCTTTAGTTGGTGAATACTCTATAACATCAGACACTCGCATTGCAATACACTCTGCCATTGTTAGGGTTATATACAAGCTTGATTGCAATAGGTGCCTTGTTGCTGTGTTAGAGTTTGCTGCAGCTAATTTTTGCAGCCCTACTAAAGCATTTTTATCTGGTACGCCTCCGTCTCTAGCTTCGTTTAAGCCAGTGACATCGCGCATCATTTGTAAATAATAGTTGTAGGTGCTTATAAGTGCACTAATCTTATTATTACCTCCATTTGAATTAAGTTCCGTGATAGGTAATCGACCGCGATTCATATCACCGTCTTGTGTCATAGACCTGCCAATTACACTACCAGTTTGGAAGTACATATTAAGCGCTTCTTGCGGGTTGTAATTAGTACCGTTACCTAAGTCTATTTCAGCTAAAGCATCTGCATCTAAGTAAACACCGTCAGGTACTACTCTAGATAACACTTGTTGTAGCTTTAAATGCGTAAGTTGAATCATATCAGCAAAGTTAGTCATACGACTTACTAAGCTTTCAATACGACCTTCGTACATACGCGGCGCACAGATAGCATAGCTCATTTGAGCCTTTGTTGTATCTGCTTTTGGTCTGATCATATTCTTTTTAAGCTCCCACTTTAAAAGCTCCTTGCTACCAATTACTTTAGCGCCTTCGTAAATAACCTCAATAGCTCTGTCTACTTTTTCAAAGTCATCAGAAACCGGAGGATTAAACGTATCGTTTTTCTCTATAGCCTTGCTACCACCTGAGGCAGTCTTTTTGATCTTGTGAACTTGATTAGCATATGTTTTATACTCAAAATACAATACTGTTGCGGTATTGTCCTCGTCAGCTTTAGAGTTGTAAGCGGTATTACTATAAGAAGAATTGTAGCCTTTGTAAGACTCTAATTGATCATCTGTAAGATCTGGAAATTGTTTTTTAAGCTCATTTAAATAAACCTCTTTTACTTCTCCTACGTAATATATATCGTCAAAGTAGGGAGAGTCTGTGTTAGAATAAACTAAATCAGCTGGATCTACATATTCTACTTTAATACCTTCTGCTTTATTAAAAGAGCTTTTAGCAGCACCAATACCTATAACTGTTAAATCGTTATTAACTCGTCTAGATATAAGCTCGTATTTGTTTTTATCAAAAATACTATTAATAGCTTCTTCCTCTGCTATTTCTATAGACTGTTTGTAATCAAGTTGCATGTGTAGCTCTAATTCTTCTGTAGACTCAGGTAGTTTACTTTGATCAGTTCTATATATATCTATACCTAATGTATTTGCAGCCGCGTCGTTAAACTAGTTTGACTTCATGTCATTAGCTATATCTGTAACATACTTGGTTCTTTCTTCTATTGATGCTGGATCTTGCGAGTAAGCTTTAATATCGTAGGATCTGTCTGCCATGCCGTTAACAACAATATCAACAAACTTAGGTATAATAGGCACCGGCTTCCAGTCTAAATTTAAATAAGATAAGTCACCGTTAATTGATAATTCATCTTTATATTTTCTAACAGACTGTTCTCCTCTAGCGTATAGTCTTAATGAGTGAAATGATTGTCTTGACGTTGAATATCTACCTGATCCGTTTTTGCCGTCGTAACCATCTTTAGTGTTAAACCACTCATGCTCTATAGCTCTACCAACCTTAGCGCCGTACTCTGCGCTCATCTTTTCTAAATCACTAACCGCTTGGCTGGGAAAAGAACTCTTTATAGCTTTATTAATCATTTATTTTAAATTATTTTAGATCTTGATCCTTTATTATCGTACCTTTTAATTCCAAGGTTTATACTTTTAACTTGTCTTTCTTGGATTGGGGTATAAAGGTTTTTGTTGCAAGCCATTATAGCAAGCCCTGAACTTATTGACGCATCAAACTTGGTCCGGTTGTTTATATCAAACCTTGCCCAGTCTTCTAACGTTCTGTTGAAATACATATCGCCACATCCTTCGCTATTAAATCCTACGTGTTTTTCTATGTAAGACTCTATAGCAGCAGCGTGTGACTGCTTCATATCTTGTGAAGAGTTAGGTATACCACCTATTTCTTTTTCTGTTACAGATAATTTACTGTAAACTTTGTCGGGCCTATTCATTGAAAAGCCTCTATAACCTCTTCTTTTAAAATGGTACAACAGTCTTGGTTTATTATTTTCTGCTAATATAGGCATGCCATAAAAAATACAAGCCATAAGCACATCTTCAAAAAATATCTCAGCTGTTTGTGGCCGAGCGACATACTCTAAAAAAAAGCTATTAGCAGGTGCTTCTTCCATTGAATATTTAGTAAGACCGTGCAATGCTCCGTTAGATCCTATGCCGTCAACCGTACCTGATATATCGTAACTGTCACAACCAAATGCTCCAATGTGTTCGTTACCAGGAAACTTAATGCCATTTTTAAGTCTTATTCTATTTTGCATTTCTAACTTTGGAACCCAACTAACTTTAAACCTACCGTTTTTATTAGGCATAAATTCTACGGTACTGTCTTTAATACCTTCTTTCCATTGAAACGAACCCAGCGTAACAAGTGATGATTTAGTTATATCATCGTTGTAGTCTATTTGTTCGTATATCTTGGTTAGATTAAAAAGCGATTGTTTTGCTTCGTCTCTAAATGCATGACTTTCTGTTCGAGGAAACTGTCTGTAAAACTCGTTTAAACCGTCTTGATCGTTTTTTAAACCTTCTACTTCGTTTTCCCAATACTCTATCACTCCTTGTTCGATCTTGTCCCCAGCTGCATCGAGTACCGGTCTGTCCGGAGTGTCGAAGACAGGTGCTCCATACATATCAATATATCCTTCGTAGTTCCATTCCATAGGTATGAACAAAGAATATAATCCTGAGCTAGTCTGTCCATTGCGGTTTCTTTGTGTAATATCTGAGTCATAATAAAGCTTTTTAAAATTGTCTCCACCTTTATCTAATGAGTTGCTTGTTGAACCCATCATACATTTACCTATAACTCTACTTCCTAATCGTAAACAGGTTTTCGTAACCCTCCAGTTGTTGAGGATGTTCGTCGGACGCTCCCATTTACCGCTTTCGTCGTGGACGAGTAACCTGAGTTTCTCACCGTCGTACGAATTGTCACCGGTGTTCTTCCAGTCGATCGTGGTATCGAGACCGTCGAGTTCTCTAAGCGTCTCGTTGTTCTCGAGCTTCTTACGGGTGTATTTCGTCGCGGGTACGCGATACGCGAGCTCTGTCTTGGGGCGGTCCATACCGTCCTCT